GGCTCACATATAAAGCTTATAGGTATCTCTGCGGTAAACTGAGCGACTGCTTCCGGCACTAACGGCTTAACACTCACGTTAATGTATTCTTCCGGTGAAGAACTAAGTATAAGCTTTCCGTAGCCTCTGAGTGCTGAGTATACCGCTCTCACGTTTTCAGGAGTGTCATTGGCTAAAACTGTCCGGACTGTTAGTTCAGCATTTTCATATGTTTTAAGACGCTGTACTATCTTTCGAGTGCTTCCCGGAGCAGTTACCTCATTTGATACCTGCCCCCACGAAGGGCGCACTATAGGAGCTGTTATCATAAGTCCAAGATCATCACTTGTATATGTGCCGTTTTCACCGATAAAAGTAAAACTACTCATTTATGTAAGCCCCCTTGATAACTCAATTTGTTTTTCTTCAATTGCAAGCCTTTCTGCAAGTCTACGCACATCGTAGTCGTTGCTTACGGATGCATAGACGTTGATTGTGTTGTACACAAGCTTCTGCTTGCCTGCTCCGGAAGTTGATACAGGCGTGTTTTTCGCTTCTCTTGTAAGCGGAGTTACTTTGATTCCGCCGTTCATCACTTCGAGCAGCTCCGGTCCTGCTTCTGCCACTATCGCTTCTTTTCCGATGCCAACAAAGCCACCGGAAGCGTGATGTGGTATAGCTTGTCGTAAGTTATCATCCCAACCTATTGCTTGCAGTCCTCCGTGTTGTGCAAGATAATCGGAATAACTGTTGATGCTGTTCTCGTTGATGAGACTATTTGCACCATAAATGTACTGGGTATAAGCATCTTTGAAGCTCTGTCCGAAGAATTCGCCGATCTTCAATCCTTTGTCGATTGCCCACTGGATCATCTGCGTGATATCAAAGCCGCTATCAAGTGCTTCTTGATACTTACGCCGGAATTCATCGGAAAAGTAAGCGCTTACATTTTCGCCGCTCTGAGCACCCCATATAAGGAGCTGACTTACATCGTACCCTTTATTGAGCTGCGCTTGCACGACTTCTGTATACTTCCCTTTGAAAACGTCACCGGTCGTTAAGCCTGATTTCCTGCACCATTCAGAAAGGTCGGATATATCATAGCCTTCGTCAAGCTGTTTCTGAATCACTTCTGTATAGTTATCGCCGAAAATATCGCTTACTTTTAAACCGGAATCCTTACCCCACTTTGAAAGCATTGAGATATCAAAGCCGGCATCAAGCATCTCTTGAACGTTTGCCTTGAACTCTGCATCGAATACCGCAGATGTGTCTACGCCGGCTTTTTGTCCGAGCTTTACGGTTTCCGTCATGGCTTCAAGCACGGTATCTATCTCTTTCTGCCTGCCGGAAGCTAATGCAAGTTCAAAGTCGCTTTCTACCTGCTCGATAGCATCGTGATAAGCTGTTGTACGTGCTTCAAGACTTGACGTATCGTCTTCAAGTATCTGCTTGTTAGTGTCCTGATTTGCGTAGAGGATAGTTTTTACATCGTCGTACCGCTGTTCTGTAAATGCTTTCTGAGCCTCTTCAAGCTTATCAGTATAAGCCATAGCATCGAGATAGTTCTTTCGATACTCTCTTTGCTGATTAGTAATATTTGCGTATTTTTCATTGGCGATATTTACTTCATTCGCATACTTTGAAGCCCATTCGTGATCGCCGTACTTCTGATGATATTCAGCCGCAGTGAGATACTTATCAGGACCTGACCACTTTGATGTGATTTCTTGCCACTTAGCTTCAGCAGCGTTGACTTTTTCTTTCGCTGCTTCACGCTGTCTGTCGAGGCTTTCGTACTCGCTCTTAGCTTGCATAGCGCTCTTAGTCTGCTCGCTGCTCATAGCTAAGAATTCATCGAGGAGCATTTCAGCCTGTTTCTTCTCGATTACCTTGTCGATTTCCGCTGATAAACGCTGATAGCCGTCTATCTGATTATCAGTCATAGTATACTCAGTTCCGAGGGCTTGATTAAGTTCCCCAAGCAGATACTGAGCACGTTCCTTGTCTTTGTCGAGTACTCTGCCGCTTGCACTTGTGAGACTGTCGAGTTCTTCCCATAGGTCTTTTGTTCGTTCAGTTTCATTCACGATAGTTCCGGCGTGTGCATCGTATGTATCATACAGTTCCTGCATTGCATCACGATTTTGCTGTATGATATCATACTCTTTCTGCTGTTCGGCGTTGAGATCATCATATATCGTAGTAGCAGTCTCAGCCTTGACGTATAGTAAGCCGATAGCCGTTGCAAGCATTGTGATGCCGGCAGCTACAGCTATCGCAGGATTGGCGGCTAACGCTGCACTAAAGCCTGTCATTGCTGTAGTTGCTTTGTCAACTATCTGAGTTACTTTCCACGCTGTAAAAGCTACTCCTATCGCCGTAACTACAGGTATCGCAGTCTTAGCCATATCTACAGCCTGCGGAAGATGCTCTATAACGAATTCAAGCGTTCCTATGGCAGTCTTGGCTACCGGTATCAAAGCATCTTCTACAGCCGGCATATTTTCCGTGCCGTACTGCACAAGTTCTCGTAGTGCTGGTGTCATTTCCTCAGCAAGCGATATCTTTACGCCGTCAATAGCGCTGTTTAGGATTGTGAAGTCACCCTGTAAGTTGTCGAGCATAGTAGTGCTCATGTTCTGAGCAGCGCCGTCACAGTTGTCAATCGCCGTTGACAGCTTTTCTATATCAGCCGGAGCAGCATTGATTATAGCAAGGAAGCCCGATAAAGCATTCTTTCCAGCTATTTGAGAAGCAATCATTGCCTGCTCCGTTTCATCAAGTCCGGACATATGCTCTCTCAGGAAGTCCATTGTCTCGCTGAGAGTACGCATTGAGCCGTCTGAATTCTTCATTGCATCTTCGACTTCTATGCCGAGATGTGCGAAAGCGCCCTGAACGTCCTTTGTCGGGGCTGCAAGTCTCGTCATGATCGAGCGCAGTGCAGTACCAGCCATTTCGCCCTTGATGCCAGCGTTAGCCATTAAGCCGATTTGTTCGGCGGTATCTTCCATACTGTAGCCGAGAGTACCGACAAGAGGAGCGGCGTACTTAAATGTCTCGCCCATGAGGGAAACGTTAGTGTTCGCATTTGACGAAGCTGCCGCCATTACATCAGCAAGGTGTCCGGCTTCTTCTGCGCCGTATCCCATTGCAGTAAGAGCATCGGTGACGATATCGGAAGTTATTGCTAAATCCTCGCCGGAAGCGGCAGCAAGTCCCATGATGCCGTCAATGCCGTTGAGCATATCTTCTGTTTTCCAGCCAGCCATTGCCATGTATTTGAAAGCATCGGCAGACTCAGCGGCAGTATACTTGGTTGTTGCTCCCATTTCCTTTGCTTTGGAAGTGAGTTTTTCAACATCTTTTTCATTTGCTTGTGATATAGCACCTACAGCCGACATTGATGCTTCAAAAGCACTTCCCGTTTTGATAGCGCCCGTTGTAAGCTCTTCTAAGCCTTTGATAGCGAGTTTGATACCGTCATATACAAGGTTTCCGAGAGCGACATTCATAGCAGTTATGCCGCCGTCACCGGCTCTCCTTGCCTGTTCCCCGGTTTCTTCGGCTTCATCGCCGAGATCATCAACATCATGAGCGGCGGAAGAAGATTTACTGCCCAATTCGGTAACTTTGTCCTTTGTATCTTCAAGCTGCTCTTGCAGTTTCCTTGAATTTGCTCTCGCAGTTTCAAGCTCTCGCTGGAAGGCCCTATACTGCTCTTCTGAGATATTGCCGATTCTGAGATTTTCTTCAAGCGAGTGTTCAGCTGTTTCAAGCTTTTTTACTTCGTTTTCTGCATCTTCAAGTTTTTTTCGGAACTTATCATACGCTCCCTGGTCAATTTCCTTACGTGCGAATTTTTCTTCAAATTCTTTTTCCTGATCTTTGAGCTTACCAAGCTTATCCTTAGCCTTAGTAAGCTTGTCCTGAAACTTATCGTAAGCACCTTGGTCAATATCACCGTCCTTCAGACGGTCTTTCATGCTCTTCTGAGCCTGTTCAAGAAGTTTTACCTTCTCGTTGCTCTTTTCGATTGCATTGTTGAGCAAGTCTTGCTTTTGCTTCCATAGTTCCGCTGATTCCGGTACTTTCTTGATAGCAGTTTCGACTTCTCTCAGCTCAGAAGCAGCGGTTTTACTGCCTTGCTCTATATCTTTGAGAGCCTTATCAAGTCCGAGGGTATCAGCACCTATTTCGATAGTAATGCCCTTTATCTTCTTATTAGCCATTTAGTCCCTCCTACTTGATATATTTTCTTAGTTCTGAGCGATCCGGCTCAGTCTGAGCGTGGAGATACGCTTTTTCAAGGTATTCTTTTCCGCTTTCAGTCTTGTTGCAATTCCATACTACGGCATCGTGCAGATAGCCGTAGTATTCAAAGATTTCAAGCGCATATACAGCGTTGAAGTCCAGTCCTGTATAGTCTGAGACAATTTTCAGATCACTTGAAACACATTCGTAGTACGCCTTTTCCTCCGTGTATTCGGGAGAGAAAGGCGTTATGAGTTTGGGTCGCTGTCTCTTGCCGAGTTGATCCACGCCGGAAGCTGTTTCATGAATCGGCTGAAATCGTCAGTTGTAAAGTTGTCGATAACATACTCCTCAGTCACGTTGATGCCTTCAACGTTCTGATTGCAGATATCTGCAATTGCATTGAACAGCTCAGGATCGCTCTTGGCTTTGAGCAATCCTTTATAGTACATTCTCAGTGTAGGCGGTTTGATCGTGAGTGTTGTGCCGTTATCAAGCTTAAAATTGAATTTTCTCATACTCGTTTTCCTTTCGATACATATAAGTTAAAGGGCGGAGTATATCCGCCCTCCGTGTCATTATGTGCCTGTGACGGTAACTATGCAGCTGTCGGTATATGTAATACCGCTGACAGTGATTGAGGCAGTGATTGTCGCAGTACCAGCAGCAACGCCGGTAACAACGCCGGAACTGTTAACGGTTGCGTTGTCGGTGTCAGTTGAAGCCCATGTCACCGTAGAGTTAGACGGAGCATGAGTTGTTGTAAGGGTTGTAGTTCCCTCGACTGCAACTGTCGCTGTCTTGCTGTTCATGTAGATGCCGATAGCGTTATCTTCGTCAAGTACGATAAGTCTGCCGTCATCAAACGGCTCTGCCTCGATGCTTGGAGTGATAGTTGTTTCAGCTCCTGGCTTATATGCAGCAGCGAAGCCGTTCACGTTCTTTCCAAGGAAGGTATAGCGAACATCTCCCTTTACATCGTCCTTATGCACAGCACGGATAAGATAGAGAGTTTCGTTCTTGTTCGCAGCTCCGCCGATAAGAGTACGGCGTTTAGAACCAACATAAGACGAGCTTGCTGTCGGAACCATCTTAGTGATAGTATCGCCGTTCCAGGTGATAAGTCCGAATGAGAACTTAGCCGAATCATTCGTCATTTCGGTTCTTGATGCCTTACCGTCATCAGACTTAGCACTATAATAGTCGGTGGAGTATGTTACTTCTCCGCCGTCCTTTGTTCTGCCGATGAGATTTGCTTCTGTTTCAATCACATTATCGGCAGGGATATCCGTGATTGCATTTCCAGTAAACGCAATCATATACACGTTCACTGAACCGATTGCTATGCGGTTTACTTCCTGTTTCATTATTCTTCCTCCTGTATAGGTTGTATAGTGTCAAACTCAAATGATATAAGATACATATCTTCGTCCTTTATGTATGTGTCTGCGGCTTTTCTTATTTCCGTATCACGGAAAAGATTTTCAAGCTTGCGTTCAAGAGCAGGCTGTTTCTTTTCCGTATACAGTTCAATCGTGATAGTTACATCACGTATCAGGTTGTAGTGGTCAGCGCCTCGGATATCTGTTCCCGATTCGTAGAAAACGGCGAAAGGAAGCTCATGAGGCTTATTGAAGTGCATATATGCTACTGGTATTTTAAGCGTATCAAGCTTTAATTTTATCTCAGAAAGTTCCATTTTCAATATCCTCCAGCAGTGTACTTACTTTCTTTTCGGCGCTTGCATTTGCTATGCTGATATGCGGTATAGCCTTTGAACGTGTCGTTCCATCACGGTTCAGGTGTCCGTTTTCAAGCAAGTGAGTAAGTCGATAATGCGGGACTTTGGCGTGGACTACGGCATTTATAACGCCTCTCTGTTTGCTTATATCACAAGTCCAGCTCCGGCGGTAAGCACCTTTTCGAGTGTTTTTGTTGTCGCCTTCATAAATCGGAGCAAGCTCTTTCACTTCTTTCAAGGCTTCTTCTCCGATTTTTTCAACACCTTCTTCAACAAATGCACGGACTTCTTCTGTATACTCACTACAGGCAGATACTAACGCATCCGTAAGAGCATCGGGAGTTATTCCGCTCATTATCTTGTACCTCCATTATGAAGTACCGTGCGTATTGTCAGCTCTCTCGCTCTTTCGACAAGTCCGCCGATATACTTGATATCGTATAAAGCATCTTTGTACTTTATACGAAGCTCAGAAGTAAGCTTATTCGCAAGCAGGCTTGTGTACCTGATCTTAAATACGACATCGCTTTCAGAGTTTGTCTGAGCTGCTTCGTAGTATTTCCTGCCGTTGCCGTCCTCGACAATTTCCGCCCAGGGCGTACAGAGTGCTGTCCACGCCTTGATATTGTTTCCAATATCGTCCTGAGTGTCTGCATAATGCTGAATCTCAATCTTTTTATTGTACGCCATATTCGTTACCCCACATGATTGAGTGCGTGCATACTAAGGATGCTCTTTACCGTAGGTGATACTTGCTTATGTAAGCTTAAAGTATAGTCCCTCTGCGTAAACATATCATTTACAAGCACCATGCAGGCATATGTGATATCCTCATGCTCGTCAATTTGTTCATCTGTAAGACCGGTGTAGTCCTTTATATACGCTTTCGCTGACGGTATAAGGACGGCGATAATATCATCACTGTCCGTGTCTGATATGCCGCAGAAGTCCTTTATGATCGCCGTTGTAAGCTCACTAACTTTCACTATATCGCCGCCTTTCGTATTGCAGAGGGCGGAAATATCCGCCCTTTACATTTATGATGCCTTTACCTTGAGGACTGCAAGCTTCTGCTCGTCAGTTACCTTGCTGTCGAACTCAAAAAAGCAGCAGATACCGATTGCGTGCTGATTGAAGAATGCTTCCCTGAGTATCTGGATACTGATATCTTCACGGAAATTAACTGAGAGTCCGTTGTAATCACCGTAAAGGATAGCAAGCTTGTTTCCGCCGATTTCGTCCATGTTGTCAGAGAGATATACAGGCTTGCCAAGCAGTCTGTAAGGGAATTCAGCAGATGAATCAGGTTCGATGAGAGGTCTGCCGTTGTCATCCTTGAGCTGCTTGATAGCTGTCCATGTATTTGAACTCATCGTCCAGCAGCTGTTCTTCTGATATTTCTGCTTTACAGCAGCCTGAACTGCAATGAGATCATCCAGACCGATAGTAAGTGCAGTGCCGGTAGTCACCACATTGCTTGTCTTGGTAGCGCCCTGAGCAGCCAAAGAGCCTGAGCCTTTGAGAAGTTCACCTTCAATAAATCCCGCAACCTTTTCAGCGATTTTCCTTATTACAAACTGGGTGACGTTGATAGCAGCGTTGTTGATAACGCTCTTACCGACAAGTACAAGAGCACCGGCAAGGTAACCGCCAAGATCAACAGATGCAAACTTACCGGAATCTGCTGTGAGCGGAGTGAATTCGGTCGCATAGCCGACAGTTACATCATGTGTGCTGTTTGCCTTTGTCCACTTTGGAATTTTTAAAGTTCCTTTTTCATGATATACGTCCGCACCTTTAAGTATAGGGCAGATATCAACTGCGGCATCGATGATTTTCTTGGCGATAGTCACCGGAACTATAGCGCCGTTGTTGTTTGTCCAATCGACATTCTGCTCGCCGGCTCTCATTTCAGTAATTTTTCCGTTGATGAAGTCTGTGAAAGCTCTCTCTTCTATCTGCTCCTGTGTAGGCTGCTCGGCTTTTGGAGTTGTCTCAGGAACGTGAAGAACAGAAATGTTCTTTGCTCTTTCCTCCGCTTTGATAGTAGCGTCAAGAGCCTTTATCTGTGCTTCTGTTTCATCAAACTTCTTGCTCTCCTCGTCTGTAAATGCTCTGTTTTCAGTCTTTGCTGTTTCAAGCAGAGATTTGAGGCTGAGTACGAGTGCTGCTCTTTTTTCGCTTAATTCTTTCATAATTCTTTTATCCTTCTTTCATAATCGCTGTAATCGGGTTTATTTTCGTGTGTGATATACTCAGGCTCAACGCCGAGTGCTCTTTCTTCAAGGTCCACAAAAGCGTCTGCACGGCATTCGACCGAAGTAGCAGCGTAGCAAGGAATTTTATCCTTGATGAGAGAAACATGATCGAGCATGAGGTGCTTTACATGGCGAACCGGAAGCTCATCAGTTCCTCTATCTTCCATTTCATCCTGTACGTTGTACATACCAAAAGACCAGCCTCTCAGCTTGCCTTTTCGTGCCATATCGATTACGGTTTCGTCAGTGATAAGTACATCGGCATGAAGTCCGATTGAATCCTCTCTTAGCGTGAGAGTGCCGTCATTGGTCTGTGCATACGCATGACCGGAATCATGGTCGAGCTGGACTGTTATGTTTCCGCTTTTTTTGATAGCTTCCCCGAAAGCACGTTCTTCGATAGTCTCGATAACTTTTCCTCTCGGCGTGATTACCGGATGCGAAAGCTTGCCGGTGACATTTACATATCCTGAGATATGTACTCCGTCAGCTCTTACTTCTATCCGCATTTTATCAGCTCCTTTCCTGATTTTGGGTATAAAAATAGCGCCTGCTCCGATATTTTCAGAGTAAACGCTTTTTAACGTATTTAGTGTGCAGTCAACTGCACAACTGGGTATAAGAAAACCGCCTTGTTATTGGCAGTATGTTCAATTATTTCAATTTAGCGGCACGTTCCTCACCGGTGAGCAGGTTCTTTGTCTGCCCAGTGTTCGGCGTGAATACGTCCATAGTCTCAGGATTGAGGAGAACGTCCTGCAAACCAAGCTTAATGAAGTTGAATCCGAGCGGTTCATAGTCCTCTTCACGGCGTATTTCATCGACCTGAAGAATGTTGTTCCTAACGGCTATCTCATATGCATCATATCGCTCTTTCAGACTACCTCTTGTCAGTTCCTTTGTGTCGAACGCCCAGTAATATCCCTGTTTCTTCTCAGATTCAAGCAGCAGATTGTTGTCTAACTCAGTTTCAATCTGATTCAACAAAGCAATCACGGCAGAAATAAACTCTTTTCTGTCGGCATCTGACGGACTGCCGTCAATGATAGTGTGAGGAAATCCGAAAAGTTTACAGATTTCAACGCTGTTCGCTCGCTTGTTCTCATTCATCTGCAATTCGGCAGCAGTAGAGGATACCGGCTGAAACTCTATGCCCTCATTCAGTACGATGATCTTATCACGTTTTTCTTCGTTGTCGTAAACTTTACTATAGCCGTCTTTTATAGCAGCTATAGCCGCATCTGCAAGCTTATTTTTCGACTTCAAAAATCCCGGCTTGCATCCGCCTGCGGAATTCATCATATTTTCAAGTTTCAAAGCGTTCCAGGCGGCTGAAAGTATCTCAGTCGCTTCCTTTTGGAGCGGAATGTTGGTATATCCGTCCCTCGTCTTTCGCAAAAGTTTGATAAACTGGAAGTCGTAGTAGTCTCGTGCGTTTATCTGCACTCGGTAAGCTTTGAAAATTGGATCAACATTTGAAAAAATGCTGATATTCCGGCAATCGACATAGTTCAAGCTGTTCACGTTCAATCCGTCACTGTTGATGTATATCCATGCGCCACTTCCGAGATAGTAGTCCTCAATAGCTGCTTTCCACATATCAACAGTGCTGAGCGTGTCGCCAGTATCACCGTTGAGAAGCTTTATACGATCATCGTTAAAGATTTCTATTACCTGCTCCGCATCCTTCCGGTAAAGCTTCACTGGAAGGCGAGAAACAGTCTCAGATATCTTGCTGATGCAAGCGGAGACTGTTGGTATACTCAGCGTTGCCTCTCTTGTCAGCTCTCCGCTGATGCCGAAAAAGGTGAGCAGGGAAGTCTCGGCACTCTGAGTGGTATCCGCTCTAATTTCTTGCTTCTTTTTCTTCTTAAAAAGTCCTATTTTTAGCACTCCTTTCATATGATCTGACAGCCGAAGCCTTCTTCCATGTTGTCGAGTACGTTTACTTGCAAGAGAAAGAGGGCGTTGATAAGCGACACCACCATGTCGACCTTACCAACAGACTTTTTCTTGTTTACGTACTTGTTGAGGTTCGTATCCTCGGTGCATCGAGCATTTTGAAAGTTAATTTCAAGCATTAGATTCTCGTCATACCGGAACTTCTTACTCAGGATGCACTCTTTCAGCAATTTTGTCGGACGGTGTAGTACACTTGAATGCTGCTTGATCTCAACGCACTCGATAGGCTCATCGCTGCTTTCAAGCTTCTGAACAGTACTGAGCGCATTCCAGCGGTCGAAACCTAATTGCATTATCTCAACGCCGTACCGCTCAGGAAGCGACTGTATGAAGTGCTCGACAAAGCCATAGTCGATAACTTCATCACCACAGGCGAAACATTCACCACGGCTGATGAGCTTCTTGTAGTCGACTTTCTCACGCTTTGATTTTTCTTCCAGCTTGTCCGCTGGAATGAAGCCCCAAACCTTAGCGTATATAAGCTCATTTTCAGCATCGTAAGTCACCATAGCCACGGAAGTATTATCATCCGTTTGCGAGAGATCAAGTCCGATATAGACTTGTCTACCGCTCCAAAACGAAGCATCTTTCTGAGCTTTACAGAGCCTTACCTTGCTGATATCAACATACCCTTCAACACCAAGTCCTTTGTACAGGATGTTCAAATGTTTGCAGAGGAAGTTTTCACGCTTGTTTTCGTAGTTTATGGCTGCTTGGCGTTTTCCTCGCAAATCATCCATGATGTACTCATGGGCGTATGCAACAGGATTAGCCTGGTAAATAGCCATGTCAGAATTTTGCCATGCATCACCGACCTTGTACTCGTCATCCGGCTCATAGAGCAAGGCAAATACCTTACCGGTTTGCAGTTTATCAAGGATTTTCTTGGCATTGTCTATCTCTTCGAGCATCGCATTATTGTCGTTAGGATACTGAGTTGATATGATGATGCCAAGCTTTTCATGCAAGGTTATCTGTGATGAACGCATTGCTTCTATCGGGTAGTTGTCCATAGCTCCGCATTCGTCAGCCAGGAACATATTAGCAAGCTTTCCGTCCATGCGATCCTGAGAGTATGCAAGCGGTGTATACTCTGAGTCTGTGAGTTTGCAGCGTATCTCTTTCCTCAGAAGCTTGAAAATCTTTTCGCCTGCGAGGCAGGGAGAGGATTTGATTATCTTCTTGATAGCGACTTGTAGCTCACTTGACAGCTTTAAGTCCGGCGCTACGCTGAAAAAACGACTGAATTTAGGTTCGGTAAGAAGTCCAATGATGAAAATTACCGCAGAAGTGAACGTTTTGAAGTTTTTACGAGCAATTTCAAGCAATCCCGTCTCATAGTACCGGCGTTTATCTTTACGTCGCTTCGTGCAAAACAGAGCATATATAAAAAGCATCGCATATTCTTCTAAGCCTTCGTACATTGAACATCCTAAGTCAGGATGCATCATAATTTTCAGCAGTTTCGTTATCTTCTTCCAGCGTTTCTCGCAAACGTAAGCATCAGAGCAGTTGTCGTCAGCGATATCAAGCCACTGCACAGCCTGTTTCTTTACGTATTGTCCTACGTAGTGATTATTTGATTCAGCGCACCACAAAGCGTATTTGTACGCTCGACTCTCTCTTACTATGTCAACGGCTATCAGCTCCTTTCATTGTGCAGTTGACCGCACAACGGGTATAAAAAAAGCACCTCAGCGGTGCTTCTTAACATATTTTCTTCTACGGCTTATGTGTTTCATGAGCCACGGCGTGAACAGGTCTTCAACTATTCTACCGGTTGAAATGGTGTACATTGTTTTTACTCCTCCACATTTCACTGCTAAGGACATTTATGTCCTTAGCAAATGCTTTCAAGCGTTATTCAACTATCTTCCAATCCTCAGCGAGCATATCGGTCTGACTTGCGAGCCAGCCAATGCAGATAGTATTCTGTGCTGTTTTCATACAGATTACATCATTTATGATTTCGGGGAGTTTATCTCCCAAATTCTCTGATTCAAACTCTTTACCAGTCGCAAGGAAAAGAAACATACCCTTGCCATTCCAGCCTTTTCTCGCTACTTTCTCTCCACGTTTGATAAGTTCGAGAGCGTGACCAAAATTCATTTCTCCAGACTTTTTGTACGCTTTATTAAACACCTTTTCAGGTGACCATGAAATATATCCGTCTGAATACTTTACGAGATAGCCTTCGTCGTCTGGGTTCTCGTCAGTAGGTATTGTCCAGCCACGATACTTGTTGTAGTCGCCTCTCGTCATAGGTTCTGCTTCAATCTGCTTTGTGCCTATGTATTTTTCCATTCTCCTCACCTCCTTCAAATGGGTATAAGAAAACCGCCTTGTTATGGGCGGTTTTAAAATTTAAGTTGTTTTTCGCATATATAATGCTTATTACAGTAAAGCCTTTCAGTAACCTTTGAACGGCTGTTGAGAGATAAGATATTTACTCCTCATCGTCACACAGTATTTTAAACAGCGGATTTTCTTCTTTAGCCTGCAAGTTGAGATTTCCCATCTTGGCACGGCTCTGAGGGGAAAGGCAAAGCTCGTTACAGCAACGAAAAAAAGACTTAGTGTATCTTTCCTTGGTTTGCAAGAGTTTGTCGTTGCTGAGCTGGGCGGCATCCTGATTGATCCGGCTTTCGATCTCCTGCATACGGTCGAGAGCAATACTGCACTCGGAAAGAACGTAAACATCAAGATTTCCGAGAATGTCGCTGCTTTCAAGTTCGCTGACGATAAACTTAAAAATCTTCTTTTGTGCCGCCGAAAGGTATTTCGGTGGTTTGAGCTTGTCGGCTGAACCACGAAGCTTATCTTCTGTGTTCGTCTTAGCATCTTTTTCAGCTTTCGTCAGGTGTTTCGCCGTAGTCTTAGCGCTGATCGCCGGTCTTGCCATCGTATCGCTCCTTTCATTGGGATTCATTTAGGGAAAATTTTATTTTCAGAGG